CCTGATAAACGTTCAGCAGCCTACCTAACGAGCGATCAAAGCCTTCGACTGTGATCGTGGGGCTAACCGCATCGATGCCCGATTTGACTTGGAAGGTTTGTACTATCCTCGAAGGATCTGCTTGGGCTTCCTGCCCTGCAAACGTCGCGATCATTATCGCAGCCGCAGCTGCACTCACACCGAATCGCATAGCTTAACCCCCGTTTTCCGTAACCTGCCGGCTGCTCGTAGCTGTGTCCACTCTGACGGCGGTAACCCGCGCCCGCGTCACGCTTCAGGCATCAATAATGGCGATCGATGCGACTACCCTGAAGCTGCGCTACCCGGCGTTCGCAGCAGTCGATGACACGGTGATCGACTATTGGCTGAACGACGCCGCTCGCATCGTCACCGACGCATGGGGCGATGATCAGGAGCCCGCGACGCTGGCCCTCGCCGCGCACAGCATGTCCGTCACCCCCGGCGTGCTGTCGTCGGGCTCGTCATCCATCCCCGCCGGCGTGACCCGCTTCCGCTCGGGCAGCGTGGATGTCTCGTTTTCGGACACTGCCGCGGCGCAATCCGCCACCGGTGGCTACGCGGCCACGATCTACGGCAAGGAATTCGCTATCATGCTGCGTCGGTTCGCGGGCGGCCCGCGGCTGGTCGGCTATGTTTGCTGACGCGTTCGCCGGCATCGCTGTCGGGATCTCGGCCGCTATGGGTGGCCCGTATCACGCCTCCGTGGCGCACTGGCCGGGCACGCCGGTCTATGACAACGGCGGATCGATCATCTCGCCGGGTGCGCCGATCGCGAAGGCGTGCTTGTGCCAGGTGGATGCCGCCACAGAGGCGATGCGATCGGAGGCCGGGTATGTGGACCGCGACGTCGCGCTGATCGTGCTGGTGTCGACGCTCGACGCTGCGCTGAACACGGATGCGGAGATCGAGGTGACCGCCGGGCCGTCGCAGGGGCGGTATTCGGTGCAGTCGGTTGGACTGGATCCGATGGGGTCGCATTGGGTGTGTCGGGGGCGAAGAGCATAGGGGCGGCCCGCTAGAGCCGCCCCGGTAGTTCAGGCACCGCCGTCAAACACCAGCCCGATCTCACGAGCAAGCTGAGCGGCAGCTTCGGGACCAAACGTCAGCTTGGCTTCGTCAACTAGCTCCCAACGGATGTCGTCGGGGGCAGGCCGATCCGCGCGCACTGGCGCTTCGACGCTCATGCTGCCTGCGGCTCCGAGTGATCCGCCTGCTCCAGATATGCCAGGACGGAACTGGCCCAGCGGAGTTGTCGGACTGGCGCTCCACTGCTGTGCCTCTTGCCGGTGTCTTGCATCACGCCGCCAGCTTGGATGCCGGCTTCGGTCGGCTCGTAATACTTGTGGCCTTTGGGATCGACGTGGCAGGTTTGCAGGCCGACGCTGCACAGCAGGAGATTGACAGCCCGTGCTGAGCCGTAATTGCCCCGGCTGCCAATCTCGGTAGGCGTCAAAAGCGCTTCGTTCTGCGGTGCGTCGACATGGGTGATACCCATCAGGTTTAGGGTGTCGACGCCCGTCAATGCGGCAGTGGCGCGATTGGCCGAGAACACCGCCTGATTGCCATTGAGCCCGCACATCTTCGCGATCTTCAGATGCATCGCATGGGTAAGGCGGTGCTCGCGTGCCACATCAATCCGCGGGGTCGTCGCGCGCCGGATTGTCGCTGTTGCCTTGGCGCGCTTCTCGCAGTCGATAAAGTAGCGACGCGCCTCCTTGCCTCGCGCATTCCGCTCGACCATCGAAAGCTCTTTCGCCATGTCGAGGCTGATCGCGTATTCCTTAGCCGGCTGGCCCCGCCCCGATTTCTCCCCGGAATTGGGGAGAATTGCGAAGTCCACATTTTCGATGAAATCGTACTGACCGATGCGGTCCTTCATCCAAGTCGAAAAATCCTTGCCGACCTGCAGAAATGAGTGAAGCCGGCGAGCGTTGATCGTCTCGATCGCTGTGCCGGCAATATCGCGCGTCTCCAGCAGGAGGTCGGACGAGAACCGCGTTGAAAGTGCCCCGCCGTTAGGGGTATGGCTGTCGTCGGGCATGATTCATATGCTCCATTCACGGTGTGAACGGGCGGCAGTTTGCGACCAGCCGCCGCCCATACGCTGGGAAGAGCGACCGGAAGGGTTTAGCTTCCAAGGGCCTGTGCCCTTCCGGTCGTCCACGGCGCTGGAGAACCCTGCACCGATTACCATCATCCTGAGGATGCGGCGGAAAACTGATCCATCGGGTCCAGTTACTGCCCGATATGCCTACCTTGCTAGCCGAACGAACTGGCAACACAAGCCCGGCAATGCTTGCGTTACCGATCCGCGGGACATCGGTGCGATGCCAGACGCTCGCAACGCCAATGCCTACACGGCCTGCACCGAGCGCAAGGGAACGCAGCGCGAACGAAAATATTTAATCGACCGTAAATCAGCCGTTTCCATCACGAACTCAGCGAGCGCTGCGAATACGAAGCGCATCTCGTGCAAGCTTAGCGATAGCCCGCTCGTTCGGGATGCTTAGCCCTTCGTCGCAAGCGATCAGGAAAGCTCGCATGAACTCGTCAACGTTGGCGCAGGGCGTGGCGTCGACACGAACCACAGCGGCGTGGAACTTGTTCTCTTCCATCTTGAACAGCGCCTCATCGGTGAACTCCAAGTTCTCCGGCAGGCTCTCGTAGCGCGCGACCGCAGCGTGGTACTTCGCCTCGGCGATCGTGAATGCTGTCACCGCAGTTGCGGTTGAAGCCGATGGGATCGCGATTGCGACCGGCGCAAGAGCCATTGCGGTAAGGACGCCGCGGCGAGTAGAAGACGTGGAAGCCATGATCGATCTCCGTAGGATCGGTTGAGGTCAGGGCGGTTTGAGAGGACCAACTCTCTTGCCGCCCGCTTTTTATGGCGCTATAAAGTGCCTATGTCAACAGTTTCTAGCGCTAAAAAAAGAGGTCGCCCCGTAGTAGATAGCGAGGCAGTCAACGTCCGGATGGAGCGTGAAATGCTTGATCGGCTGGACAACTGGCGCGAAGAGGACGAGCGCGGCGCAACGCGCCCGTCTGCGATTAGGCTTCTGGTTGATTACGCCTTGAACCACATGCGCCCAAGTCGCAGCGAATGAGCCAGGCCGCGAAGCTGCTTGAGGCTATGCGCGCTAACCCGCGCAACGATTGGCCTATGAGCGACGTTGAGAGGGTCGCGCGTGCGTTTGGGTGTTCCACTCGTAAGCCTCGCAGCGGCTCTAGCCATGTGACGATCGCGCACCCATCTCAGGAAGAGATATTAACCGTGCCGTATGCACGACCCATCAAAGTGATCTACATCGTCAAGCTGGTCACGTTCATTGATGCTGTGGTAAGGAGCGAATCATGAGCGCTTACGACTACGAAGTGGACGTGCGACCCTTGTCCGAGATGCTCGGCGGTGGGTACGTTGCCACCGTGCCAGAGCTGCCGGGTTGCATGTCGGACGGCGAGACGCCTGAAGAGGCTCTGACCAACGCCTACGACGCGGCCACAAACTGGCTGGAAACAGCAAGGTTGATCGGCAAGCCGATACCAGCACCAAAGCCTGCCGAGTTGCGCGAATACGCTTAACCCATCGCCACAATCCAAGCCGAAAGCGGCAAATCCTCACGGCGGTAACCTAGCGCTGCGCTACCGCCGACAAGGGTGGCATGGTCAAGATCACCGGTGGCTTTGGCGCGAAACTTGGGCGCATCGGTGGTCCCGGGAAGACCGGGCGCATCGGCCAAGCTCTGAAGGCTGCGGGCGACCTCGTCGCCGTTCACGCGCAGATCAGCATCACCAGTGGTTCGCAAGGCGGGGAGAAGCATATCCCGTCGTTGCCGGGTCAGCCCCCGAACAACGACACCGGCGTTCTCGCGAACAACATCGAGGTAATCCAGGTCCGCCCCCTGAAGGTCGAGGTCAGCAGCAACGCACCCTATTCCGCCGCCCTTGAACTCGGTACGAGTAAGATGGCGGCGCGCCCCTTCATGGGTCCGGCCGTTCAGGCCAAGAAGGAAGAAGTTATCGCACTTGTCGCCCGCGCCGCCTCAGAAGGCATGAAGTGATGGCTATCGATAGCACGCTTCCGGCCCGACGCGCGATCCTCACGGTGCTGAAGAACAACGCGAGCCTGAACGAGCTGCTGCCTGCGGCTAACATCTTCACCCAAGCCTCGCCTCGTGAGCCATCGTGGCCCTTCGGGCGCTATGAGAATTACGGGCAATCCACTCCCATAGTTGCCACCTGTTTGGACGGGCAGGAGCTGACCGTCAGATTCCACGTTTTCGCAAAGCCCCGCGAAGTGGCCGGCATCGTGGTTGAGACGGCGGAAGATATGGCCGCGCGCATCATGGCGCGCGTTGCCTCTGCGCTTGATCGGAGACGACTGACGATCAATCGCGGCCACCTTTATATCGGCTGGATAGGCTCGTACCTCCTTCAGGACGGCGATGAACCCGACGCCTTCCACGGCATCTGCTCAATGCGTATCAGGTGCATGACGGTCTGAGGGTGAGTCGCATGCGGTGGATTGTTGGCGTGGCTACGCTCCTGTTTCTCGGGTCCTGCTCCAGAGCAGGCTCGGAGGCCGAGAAAAGCTATGAGATCGCCAGTCGGCAGGGCAACGCAGCCGACAAGTGTGCAGCCGCAGAAGCTGTCGCCGCAACATATCTGAAAGCGGGCGATGAGGCGGGATACGATAAATGGCGTAAGACGTCTTCGGAGGATTGCGCCATCGCGCGGCTTAGCGCCGGCAGCGCCAACGGTGACCTGACCGTGGAGCAGAGGCGCCAATTCGATGCGGAAGATGATGCCAGCTTCAACAGCTTCGCGGCGGAGTTAAACGCATATTGACGTGATCCTGACGGCGGTAACCACTCAAGCCGACGCCCCATAGGCCTACCGCATAATGCGGAGGCCTTGATGTCAGAACCGACGACCTTTCAATTCGCGGTGATCTGGGTCGAGGACCCGGACACGGCGGGACAGTTTCTCAAGCTTTGCGGCGTACAGACCAGCGGCTTCAACCGTGCTGTCCAGACGAGCGACCGCTATGCTCGTGATTGCGACCTCCCGGGCAAGCCCGCTGAGCGCCGCCTACGGGTGACCGGGCTTTCCCGGACGCTTACCGGTACCGGCGTCTACAACACCGATCTGACGGACCTGTTCGAAGTCCTGCCCGGTAAACGTCGTAGCTACCGCTTCCAGATGCTCGACCTGAGCAACCCGGAGGATGAGGCCGGAGAGTCGCTCGGCATGTGGGCCGGTCCCGGCGTTTGCACCACGCTTAACATCGGTGGGGAAGACAACCAGGACGGTAGTCTGTCGCTAACGATCGAGAGCGACGGCGCTTGGACCTACACGGCGCCGATCGTCACGCCGTGATCGTCACCGGCCTAGAACTGGAGTTCGCGGACGGCGAATACTCGTTCGACCTGAAGCTCCCGCAGCTAGCCGAGCTTCAGGAGAAGCGGGGCTGCGGTGTGTTCGCTATCTACAGCCGCGTGCTTCGCGGGCGTGTCGTCGTTGGCGACATGCTCCTTGCCGACACCAGCGCAGGCGAGTCCTACGCGGAGGATCTATTCGAGGTGATCCGCCTCGGGCTTATCGGTGGCGGCGGCGGGATAGTCGACGGTGAAACGGTGAAGGTAGACCCGGGCCGAGCGCGCAAGCTGGTCGAGCGGTATTGTCACCCCGCTCCGCTGAAGGACTCCTGGGCGATCGCCGCGGCCGTCCTCGGCGCCCGCATCGAAGGGTATAGCCCGCCAAAAAAAGCCACGCCGGCGGAGCAGCCGGCCCCCGATCAGACCGGATCGACATCGGCAACGCCGTGACCAACTGCGCCATGATGAGCGCCGATTGGCGTGACCTCACATGGTACGAATACACGATGCGCCTCTGGCACTGGAACGAGCGGCACGGAGGTAATGAGCCCGCCGCGGTTGATCCTGCTCGGGCGCGCGCGATCCTCGAAAATGCGAGTTTGCACTGATGGCGGTCACCGCAGAAAGCGTCATCGTAGAGCTAGAGGCGAGAACCGGTAAGTTCGACGCGACCATTCGAACTGCCGCGAGTGGCTTCAACAACTCCATGTCTTCGGTCGAACGGTCGGCGACAGATGCCGAACGAACTATTGCGCGCTCATCCCAGAGCATCGTTCGATCATCCGGGCAGGTGGGACAGGCTACCCGTAACCTCGGGTTCCAGATCTCAGACGTAGGCGCCCAGCTCAGCGGTGGCCAATCGCCCTTTGTCATTTTCGGCCAGCAGGCGCCGCAGTTTGCTCAAGCTTTCGACGAGATTGCCCGTGCCGGTGCCGGCGTCGGTACGGTCCTGCGGTCGATCGCGCTGCCGGGCATCCTTGCGGTTATCTCGGTACTCGCGACCCTCATTGAGCGACACTATCAGGCCGCTGACGCGACCGGCGCGCATAAGAAGGCGACCGATGAGCTTCAGGAGGCGGTGGATCGCCTCACCGGCGCGTCTGCCCGCAACAATCGTCAGACTGAGATCGGCATCTCGCTTGATCTCCGCGCAGCGGAAGCCAAGCGGCAGAACGCGATCCGTACTCGCCAGCTAATCGAGGCTGAGCTTCGGAAGCAGCAGAGCAACCTATCCGCGGCCCAAGTCACCGAACAAACACCCGGCACGACGTTCGGCATCCCAGGACGCGGCTCGGCGTCGCGCCAAGCCAACATCGATGACGTGAACCGGCAGCTTCGCGATAACGCCACCGCGATCAAAGAATATGATCGCGCGATCGCGACAGGCAAAGCGCAGCTGGTGCTTCGTGGGATCGCTGCACAGACAGACGCCGCAACTGCCGCTACCCAGCGCTACGACGACCGGATCAACATACTCCAGCGCCGGTTTGAGTCTGGGCGAATAGATCAGGGCACTTTCGAACGCCTTGCTTTGGCTACAACTCGACAGCGGGACGCTGCTCTTGCCGCTACCCGGGCAACAGAAGGCGCATCGACGGCCTCGCGAGGGCACAGCGTCAACCTCCGAGTCCAATCTACGGCGGCGCGCGATGCCGCATCCGCTCAGCGCGAGCTCGAAACCGCGCTTACAGGGCTAATTCGGAAGTACGACCCGGCCGCAGCCGCAGCGGCTGACTATGCTGCTGAGCTTCAGAAGATCGCTGATTTGGAAAAAGCCGGCGCTTTGACTCCGGATAGGGCGGCGACGTTCAAAGAGGGGGCGGCTTCCAACTTCCGCAAAGCCCGCGCCGACGTGTTCAACCTCGACAGCGTCGAAGAGATGCGCCCGCAGGCTGCCGCGGATGAGAAGGCAGCAGAGGAAGCAGCCAAGGCGGACAAGCAGGCGAAGGATGACGCCGAGAAAGAGGTGCAGGCCACCCGCGAGGCGAATGTCCGCAGCCTT